AATAAAATCAAATAGATAAGAGAGAGAAAGGAGTGGACGGTAGGCTGGACAAAGGGGTGGACAGGGGCGGACGGTAGTGGACAGAGGATATTTGTCAGCATCTTGGCGGTTGTGGTGACGCTCCCTGCCGTCTCTGCTTGCCACCACACCCCACCCCATGCCAATATCCCCAAGCGCGGCCTAGGTTAGCTACCGAACACCGACCCTCCCTCGGATTGACCGCGCGCCTTTCACTAGGGAGATGGGAGGGACCATATGGCAATCTTGAGGGAAGAACGTATCGGCGGGCAACGCCTGATCTTGGGCGATTGCCTCAAGGTCATGCCTACGCTGGGGCGGTTTGATGCCTGCATAACTGATCCCCCATATGGCATTGACTACGGTCGCTTGATGAAAGGCAAGGGAAATGGCGCGGGCGGTTTGGATAAGAACCGCTGGAAGGATTACGGCGCGTTTGAGTGGGACCAGACGCGCCCGCCTTCGGAGGCGTTCGATGCAATCCTAAAATCAGCCGATACGCAAATCATCTGGGGCGCGAATTACTTTTCGGACCTTCTTCCGCCTAAGATGGGCTGGCTTGTCTGGGATAAGATGCAGCGGGACTTTTCGCTGGCTGACTTTGAGTTGGCGTGGACTAGCCGCGACGTTGCGGGCCGCGCGTTGTCCTATTCGCGCCCGCAAGCGCTGCAGGATGGGCGGCACCACCCCACCCAGAAGCCCGTCGCCCTGATGGAGTGGTGCTTAGGCTTCCTACCCGACGCCAAGACCATCCTTGACCCCTTCATGGGCAGCGGCACCACCCTAGTCGCGTGTCAGCGCATGGGCCGCCATGGCACCGGCATCGAACTGGACCCGGATTACTTCGCCATCGCCTGCCGCCGCGTCGATGAAGCCGCCCGTCAGCCCGACATGCTGATCCCCGAAACCAGCCCGCAACCAACACAAGAGGCCATGGACCTATGATCGAATACCACACCGTTTGCATCCGCCCCGTGATGCCGCCAAAGCCGCAAAACGAGACCTACCGCGAAAAGCTGATTGCGCGGTTCGGTCGGGTTCCCAGCATGGCGGAACTTGCCAAGCTTGAACGCGCAACCCACCGCATGAGCCTGGAGATTTACAGGCCCGTCACTGCGCTGGATAAATCCTTGGAGGCCCGCCGGTCACGCACCAGGGAAACCATCGGCCAGCTTGTCGCCGCTCTGACCCGCCCCATGACCAACCAAGACCTTGCCACGGCCACAGGCGTTCCCCTGTCAACCGTTGCCCACCTGATGCTGCGGGCAATGGACGAAGGCGCGGTCAAGCGGGAAAGGATTCAGCGCGTCTACATCTGGGAACGGGCGGAGGCACCCGCTGTCGTGGTGTCGCCAAAACCAGCCGGACCCTACGCCATCCCCGTCCCCGTGCGGGGCGTGATTTTCGAAAGCATGAGCGCCTGTGCCAAGCACTTCGGCATTTCGGTGCAGGCGGTTCACGATGCCGTCAAGCGCGGTCGGCAGGATTTCATCGGGTTGAGGAAGCGGACACCCTGACTGCCGGGTAGGCAGCGGTCATGCGGATGGAGCCGGGCTGGTTCCCCTATCGCCGCAAGCCGGGCAAGCCGTTAGCTTCGGCGGTGAGGCCCGGCAACTTGAAACAAAACCTGACTTGGGATATATCTTCTGATCATGGCCAACCCAAACCCCAGTCCTGAAACGCGCTTCACGTCCAGCGGGAATCCGGCTGGTAAGACCGCCAAGCAGCGCCAAGATGAAGTCAAAGCGTCCGAGATTGCGGCCAGCCTTCGCCTGCGGGCACTTATCCGAATGCAGGAAAGGCTTGACAATGGGGAAATTGAGGCGGACGAAATTGTGAACAGCGACGCCCTGCGGCTGTTCAAAGACTCCGAAGACCGCGCCCATGGAACGCCGCGCCAGTCGGTGGAACACAGCGGCAGCGTGGATCACAAGCATTCCGCCCGCAACATGACCGACGACGAGTTGGCAGCCTACCTGCGCGATGACACTGACCAAAGCTGAAGCCGCGCAAGAGCTGCTACGCCGTCGCGCTGCACGGGCAAGCCTTGTCGGCTTTGCAAAGTTCATCGAGGTTCCCGGCGCGCCCGCTGTTGCAGACGATGACACCGAAAGCTTCCTGCCAGCCGAGACACCACTTGCCGCGCACCACGAGTTGATCCTGAACGCCACGCAGCGATGCATTGAGCGTCCCAACGGTCGCACCATGCTGTTTCTGCCGCCGGGAAGCGCCAAGTCCAGTTATGCCACCGTGGTAAGCCCCACATGGGTCATGGGCGCAAAGCCGGGGTTCCGCACCATCGCGGTCAGTTATGGCGCAGACCTCGCCCGCAAGTTCGGCAGGCGAATGCGGTCCATTGTCAAGCAGCCCGCCTATGGCAAACTGTTCGACACCGGCCTGTCAGCCGAAAGCAGCGCCGCGCACGAATGGGCGCTGGACAACGGCAGCGAGTTCATGGGTGGGGGCATCCTGTCGGGCATCACGGGCAACCGTGCTGACTTCATCGCCATTGATGACCCGATCAAGGGCCGTCAGGATGCGGATTCCGAAGCCGTGCGCAAGTCCACACTGGACGCCTATCAGGAGGACGTGCTAACCCGCCTCAAGCCCGGTGGCAGCCTGATGCTGACGCAAACCAGATGGCATGAAAGCGACCTTGCGGGGTCAATCCTGCCCGAAGGATGGGCGGGCGAAAGCGGCATGATCGACTGCCGCGACGGGGCAACGTGGGAAGTCATATGCCTGCCCGCCAAGTGTGAACGGCTGGACGATCCCTTGGGGCGCAAGATCGGCGAATACCTGTGGCCCGAGTGGTTCAAGGATGGGCACTGGGCGCCGTTTGAACGAATGCCGCGCACATGGTCGGCCCTGTATCAGCAGCGCCCCGCACCTGACACGGGCGACTATTTCAAGCGCGAATGGGTGCATGTGGTCGAACAGATGCCGCCGCGTGAAACGATGATGGTCTACGGCGGCTCTGACTATGCCGTGACGGCCAGCGGCGGGGACTACACGGTTCACATCGTCCTGGGGGTGGACAGCCAAAGCCGCATGTGGGTGTTGGACCTGTGGCGCGCGCAGGCCAGTTCGGACAAGTGGGTGGAGGCGTTCTGCGATCTGGTCATCAAGTGGAAGCCGGTTGGATGGGCTGAGGAAACCGGGCAGATCAAGTCCGGCGTTGGACCGTTCCTGCTGAAAGAGCAGGCACTGCGGGGCGCATATGTGGTGCGGGAGGCATTCCCGACCCGTGGCGACAAGGCAGTGCGGGCGCAGTCCATCCGGGGGCGCATGGCCATGCACGGGCTTTATGTGCAATCCGGCGCACCGTTCCTTGAGGCGCTGCTGTCGGAAATGATGAGCTTCCCGGTCGCCGTGCATGATGACCAAGTTGACGCCTTGGGGCTTTGCGGGCAGCTTATGGACCGCATGAGCGCGGGGGTTGACAAGAAAGCACCGCCCGAAAAGCCCGTGCTGCGGACCCTGGACGACATGGTGGCCGCGCCGTTGCAGATGCCGGGGCGGCGGCGTTAGCACGATTAGGGCTAATCGGTTAACGATTATCTTTGGCGTTTCTCCGCACGAACAAGGGCTTAGGAAATCGTGAAGATAGGTGTTGACAGTCCCGTCACGCGTGACTATGGTTAGGGTATGGAAGCGGGAGAAACGACCATGAAGATTGAAAACGTTCTTGCAAAAAGCATTTCTGAGGCCATCGCAGGTTCAGAAGAACTGTGGGGCCTTGTCGATGAGGCCATATCAGAGATGCTTTCAAGCGAAGAAACTGAAGTCGAAATTTGGCTAGAAAGGGGCCACGACCGGATGGCCGCTGTCACTGTTGCCGGGGCATATGACCCAGTGGTTGTGCCGTTTGTGGTTCGAGGTCCTTTCCTTCCAGTGGACCCAAAATCAGCGGATCAAGCTTTGGACGCATGGAATTATGTTGCCGAAATAAGGACATTTGCGCGTGAATTGCTAGAAATGGCAGATAACGCAACCGCTGAAATGGTTGAAATGGGGCTGTCTTGCCCAGACTTTGCCCAATGACCCCCGCCGAACGCCAGCAACTGAAACGGGACCGGCGCAAAGCCGGTCTTGTGCGGGTGGAAGTGTGGGTGCCTGCTGACAAGGTTGATGATGTGCAGAAGGCTGTCGAAGCGGCGACGGGGATGCCTTATGCGGTGGACTACCAGAAGCGGCTACAAAAGCTGTTTGACAAATGGTCTAGCGAGGCCATCAACCCCCAACCTTGACCCCTTGCCCCCCTTGCGGTATCGTGCCGCAAACCGCAGGGGCGTCCGCATGACCGAGCCAGAACCTAGCGACAGCCTTGAGGCGCAAGACGACCCCAAGTCGTCCGACATTCTGCTTGCCGCGATCAAGACCGCCGAGAAGGGCTTTGCGTCCTACAACCAACTGGCGCAGAAGGTTGACGATCTCTACAGCCTGCAGGGTCAGGACATCTTCGCGGATGACCAGGGGCAGGACTTCCAGCTATTCTGGTCATCCCTGGAAATCCTGAAGCCTTCGATCTACTCCCGCCCGCCGATCCCGGTTGTGGCCCCGAAGTTCAAGGACCGCGACCCGGTTATCAGCGTGGCTTCGCAGATGCTGGAACGGGCACTGATCAGCGCCTTCGATGCCAGCGAAATTGACGAAGTGATGCTGGAAACCCGCGACGATCTGGCCATGAACAATCGCGGGGTGCAATGGCTGTCCTATGAAGACGAGGACGGCCAAAAGGTCTGCATTGAACACCTGGACCGGACGGACTTCCTGCATGAGCCTGCCCGCAAATGGGCCGATGTGGGCTGGGTGGCCCGTCGCGCATGGATGACGCGGCTGGAAATGCAGGCCCGGTTCAAGGGCACGGCATGGGAAAGTGCCAACTTCATGGTCCGGCACGATGACCGCAACATGGGGTCAGCCGACAACAGCGAAAAGGCGGGCGTCTGGGAAGTCTGGTCCAAGACCGACAACCGCGTGTATTGGGTCACGGATGGCGTTCCGACGATCCTTGACCATGACGCACCGCACCTACAACTATCGCGGTTCTACCCCTGCCCACGGCCCGCCTATGGCACCCGGCGCAGACGGTCTCTTGTGCCGATCCCGGACTATGTGCGCTATGGCAACACGCTGGACCAGATCAGCGAGTTGACCACGCGGGTTTATGACCTGCTGAAGGAAGTCCGGCTGAAAGGCTTCTTTCCGGCTGGTGGCGACATCGGGCAGGCGGTCGAGACGGCCATTGCCGACCAAAGCAGCGCCAGCATTCTGATCCCCGTCCCTGCGGCTGCGTTCATGGGCGCGGCAGGCGGGCAGATGGTGCAGTGGTTGCCGCTGGCGGAGATTGCCACGGCCATCCAGGGGCTGTTGGAAGCGCGCGGGCAGTTGATCCAGGACTTCTACGAGATCAGCGGTATCAGCGACATCATGCGCGGCGCTACGGACGCGGGCGAAACCCTTGGCGCGCAACAGCTGAAGCAGCACAATGGGTCGATCCGGGTCAAGGACAAGGTGGACGAGTTGACGCGGATTGCGGCGGAAACGGCGCAGATTGCGGGCGAAATCATGGCGGAGCATTTCAGCCAGAAATCGCTGATGGACATGAGCCAGATGCAGCTTCGGACCAAGGCCGAAATCAAGAAGTCGCTCAACGAGTTGGAAAAGACCGCAGACGCCGAATTGCGCGCCCTTGGGGACAAGGCCAAGCAGGCAATGCAGCAGACGCAGGGCCAGCAAGTGCCGCCGGAACAAGCGCAACAGATGCAGGCGCAGTTTCAGGAGCAGCAACAGGCCATCATTGCCAAGTATGAGCCGCAGATCAAAGCCCTTGGCGAGGAAGTGTCGATTGACGCCGTGATGCAGCTTCTGCGGGACGAGCGGACGCGCGGCTTTGTGATCGAGATCGAGACCGACAGTACGGTGTTGACGGACGATATGGCCGAGAAGTCCAGCCGGGCCGAGTTCCTGAGCGCCTTCAGCACGGCATCTCAGGCGGTTGTGGGTCTGGCGCAAGCCGGTCCTGCCGGGGCTGAATTGGGCGGCGCGCTG